ATTTCTGGATGAGAGGGATACTGAGAATATTGTGTCTTTTCTATAGTATATGTCCTTGCTGTCCATCCAATAACTCCACCCACAAGAAGGGATAAAAGTGATACTACAGTTGATATAGTTAAAGTTACTATCAGTGTTTCCATGAAATTTTCCTCTAAGTAGATTTGGTTTTCTTTAAATCCAAATGAAACTCAAAGTAAAAATGAATCTCTCTATTTAAGAAAGCTATCATGTTTCCCCATTTCACTTGGAAAGTCTTGGGTTCTGGTAGTTTCCTCCTCTTATTTCTAAGCAGTAATTCAACTCCTCTGTTAATCTGAGGAGCATCATCACCTTTGGTTTTATTTAGAGGATTTTCTTTTCCTTCCTGGTCTTTTGTCATAACTGTACTTTAATGCATCATCTAATATTTTGGTAAGGTAGGTTCTAATCTTTCTTGCTTGTGGTTTAGGAATGTGACCATATGCTTCCTTTAGAACTACATCTCCACCTTTGATGTATCCACTCAGTTCTTGAATGGATTGACGAAGTTCATCAGCAGTTGAACTTTTGATGAATTCATCTGCCTCTCTCTTCACTGCTTTCTTGCCTTCTAGAAGAGCATAAAAGTTCAAGAGATACTTTCCTTCAAAAGCATACTCCATTGCCCTCTCTACAAGGTCATAGATGTCATCTGCTGCCAAGGAGCTGATTCTCCTTGAGGTACTTGACCGTTTCTGTGCAACCACCTAATTTTTCTCCATCTAATACAACTTGAGGAAAAGTTGACCCTCTTCCAAATTCTTCATAAAAACCTTTTCTGTCAAAGTGTTTGTTAAGTTTATACTCAACATATTTGAATTGTGCTAAGTCTAGCACTCTAAGTACTTGACTGCAATAAGGACACCCATCCTTAGAATAAACTGTAAAGTTCATGCTTGTTTTGATTTGTTACGAATAATGATTCTATCATTTTCATAATCAGCTACAAATTCTAATGCATCTGTAGTGTCCCACATTAACTCTTCATATAATGAGTTTAATGTCTGCATGTCTTGATACAAGTCAGTTGGCTTGTCCATAGTTTTATTTTTATATAGGAATAAAAAAAAGAGACCCCCTAAAGGGTCTCTTTAACATAACACAAAGTAAAATTAATTACAACGCATTTCCTCTAGGTAAGACTTCCTCTGGGAACACAAAGTTCTCATGAGGTTGGTCTACTGAAGACATCCATGCTCTCATACCTTCATTTAAAAGAATGTTCTTTGTATAGAAAGTCTCGAACTCTGGGTCTTCTGCTGCTCTTATCTCCTGAGATACAAAGTCGTATGCTCTGAGGTTAAGTGCTAGACCTACGATACCAATTGATGATGTCCACATACCCATCACAGGTACGAACAACATAAGGAAGTGTAAGAATCTTTTGTTAGAGAAAGCAATACCAAATATCTGTGACCAGAATCTGTTTGCTGTAATCATACTGTAAGTTTCTTCTTCCTGTGTAGGATCGAATGCACGGAAGGTTGTAGATTGAATCTTACCCTCTGTGTATTGTGATGTGTCTTCATACAAGGTGTTCTGTACTGTTGCACCATGAATGGCACAGAGTAAAGCACCACCAAGTATACCTGCTACACCCATCATGTGAAATGGATTAAGAGTTATATTGTGAAAACCTTGAATGAAAAGGATGTAACGAAATATGGCTGCGACACCAAATGATGGTGCGAAGAACCAACTGTGCTGACCTAAAGGATAGATCAGAAAGATGCTAGTGAAGACTGCGAAAACAGCAGAGAATGCGCGTGCGTTGTAAGGTCTAATGCCTACAAGTCCTGCGATCTCAAACTGACGGAGCATGAAACCTATAAGTCCGAAGACTCCATGTAATGCTACAAAATTCCATAGTCCTCCGAGTTGTAACCAACGTACGAATGAACCCTGTGCTTCAGGTCCCCAAAGGAACAGAAGACTGTGACCCATAGCGTCGCCAGGTGTGGAGACTGCTGCTGTTAGGAAGTTACATCCCTCAAGGTATGAGGAAGCAACACCATGTGTATACCAACTAGTAACGAAAGTAGTTCCTAAGAACCAACCTCCGATTGATAGGTATGCACAAGGCAAAAGTAAAAGACCAGACCATCCTATGAATACAAAACGATCTCTCTTTAACCAGTCGTCAAGAACATCAAACCAACCTCTTGTAGGTTGTCGTAGTGTTGATGCTACCATTAAATTCTCCTATGAAAAAGGCACCCGAAGGTGCCCTGATTTAGTTGTGGTTAATAATTAACCGATTGTAGGTGCTGTTAAAGCAACCTGTGTAGATTCAGCAGATGCTAAGTCTAGTGGGAAGTTGTGTGCATTTCTTTCATGCATAACTTCCATACCCAAGTTTGCTCTGTTTAGAACATCACCCCATGTAGGGACGACTTTTCCGTTAGCATCCACAACTGATTGGTTAAAGTTAAATCCATTTAGGTTAAATGCCATTGTGCATATACCCATAGATGTTAACCATACACAAACAACTGGGAAAGTTGCTAGGAAGAAGTGAAGTGATCTACTGTTGTTGAATGATGCATACTGGAAGATTAATCTACCGAAGTATCCATGAGCAGCAACAATGTTATAGGTCTCTTCTTCTTGACCAAACTTGTAACCGTAGTTCTGTGACTCATTCTCAGTTGTTTCTCTTATTAAAGAAGAAGTAACTAGAGAACCATGCATAGCAGAGAATAAAGATCCTCCAAACATACCTGCTACACCTGCCATATGGAAAGGATGCATTAGTATGTTATGTTCTGCTTGGAACACGAACATAAAGTTAAATGTACCTGAGATACCTAAAGGCATACCATCAGAGAAAGATCCCTGACCGAAAGGATACACTAAGAATACTGCGAACGCAGCAGATACAGGTGCTGAATATGCTACACATATCCAAGGTCTCATACCTAGTCTGTATGATAGTTCCCACTGTCTTCCCATGTATGCTGAGATACCAATTAGGAAGTGGAAGATAACCAACTGGTAAGGACCTCCATTATACAACCACTCATCTAGAGTTGCTGCTTCCCAGATAGGATAGAAGTGTAAACCAATTGCGTTTGAAGATGGTACAACTGCACCTGAGATGATGTTGTTACCATACATGAATGAACCTGCTACAGGTTCTCTGATTCCATCAATGTCTACTGGAGGTGCAGCGATGAATGCTACGATAAAGCATGCAGCTGCTGTTAGTAAACATGGGATCATTAGGACACCGAACCATCCAACATAGATTCTGTTGTCTGTTGATGTTACCCATTCACAGAACTCAGGCCATCCTTGTAGGAGTCCACCTTGTTGTCTGCGTGTTATGTTTGAAGTTGTCATGAGGACGTTAAAATAAGTAGGGCTCAAAGGGTAGAGCGATACTATATTTCCTGTAATCCCTTCACTACAGGATATGAGAGACTAATACTTATACTGCCTATAGGTCTCGGTTTAAGAGCAGTTGTACTCAGGGTGACGATCTTTCGGGTCCTTCGTAATGTGTTGGTTTCCCAACTGATTTATTTATAGTAACAAAACTTTACAAGTTTGTCAAGCTTTTTCGTGAAATATTTCCGAACCACCACCTAAGTCCTCAGAACCACCTACCGCAAAGGGATTGTACTTTGCACGTGCCATTCTAAACATCTTCTCGTGCATGGTTACAATTTCTTCTGCTTCTTTCTCGTGTTCTGGTGTTGATTCATGTCTTGATGAATACGCATTCTTCTTTGGCATTAGATCTAAGGGGTTTATTTTGTCGTCAAACCATTTATCATAACGTATGTAATTTGGTTCAGCGTAATAGGTCATTTAAAATATTTGTTTAGGACTTCCACTTGATCATGATATCTTGATATCTTATCTAGTTCTAATCCTATCGCTTCAGTAATATCTGAATGTTCTCCTATACCTACAGGATGTTCCAGATATATTTCTACATTCGCTTTATGTTTAGCAATTTCTCCATTAGCATGTGCTAGGAGTGCTGAAATTAATTGGGGTCGCATACGTAACATTTTTATTTTTTCATTATCAATTTTATTTATTCTCAATAAACACTCACCTATTGAGAATGAGAATTAGTATCAACTATTCTTCCATAGCACTACCTTTTCTCCATCTACGTTGAAAACTTACTCCTTGAATTTCAACAACATCAAACAAATGTTTATTTCTTAATTCAATAAGTACTCTCTTGGTTGCTGTCATTTCATTTGTGTAAAATATCAATGGTTGTTCGTTTAGTCTAGAGTCTCCGCTCATATGTGTCTTTTGTGTTACGTTACTAATTATACCAGAATGCTGACAAAACTGCAAATATTTTATAATATCTTTTGGTTTTCTTTACAATACTTGAATCACTCCTTCCAACATTTCAAACTCTTCTAACAATTTTCTCTCTATTCCCATCTTCAATGTCTGGGAACTCATAGCACATGAAGAACAAGCACCACCAAGTCTTACCTTAACGAATGCTCCTTCATTCATGTAGTCTATCTCAACAAACTCAAGAAATCCACCATCTGCTTCAATGTATGGTGCTAATTCGCTGAGTACATTAATTACATTTCTGTCTGTTAATTCCATTATATTATTCCAAGAGAACCTGCTGTTATACCTACTGCCATAAAAAAACCAAACTCCACCAGATCTCTTGAACCTGATGGTAATGATGTCAGTAAAATTGCTAAAGGTATTATCATCTTACATACCTTGCCAGAAATTATCTCCTACAGGTTGCATGTTTCTTGATAGAAAATATAAACCTACGTTGCATAGAAACCAATACACATTAGTTACCCATGCTTGTCTCCAACAATATCTTCTATTGCTCTGTACAATATACATATGTCTTTCATTCAATGTTTGATCAACAGATAAAGGACGGAATTTTAACCACTGTTCTAACAGTAATGATATTACAAAACCAATTGCAAATATGTAGAATATCAGGTTCAATAAACCTGCACTAGCGAGTAAAAAACTAATCATCGTGGTCGTCCCAAGGGTCTGTTAAATTTTGGTTTGCGAAAAATCCTTTGTATACTCCATAACCTGCCAACAGTATTGTAATTACTGCAATTGAAATAGGAAATGTAATATTAGGGTCAAGATTGTAATGCGTCACTTGAATAATATGCCTCATAATATTTAACGATTCCATTTGTGTTCATGTTTCCCATGGAAATCCAATCATGAGCACACTGGTATATCGATTGATTAGTATACTTGGATTTTCTGCTGGTGTCAAGTTGACTACCGTACTTTTTCAATAGAACGCTTAGTGACTGTGCCCTGACAGACATACGATCATCAGAATAGCGTGTGCTCATACTCTTTTTCTTTTTATTTTAATAATTGAGATACCTGCCATTAAACCTACAACTAAACCTAGAGATGCCACTGCAACTGTTGTACTGAATACTAAGTCAAGTGGAACAAAAGGTTGAGTTTCCCAAGTACCTGGCAATGTATACACTGATGGGTTTGATGCGAAAATCATTTTAGTAAATATTTTCTTTATCTATATTATAGCAACTAAAATTTAACTTTGCAAGTAAAGTTTCATTAATCAAGTGCGTCTAATTTACCATGCTTTACAGGTCTGTGGTCTTTCATTCCACCATGGTTACCATCTCCTGGTAATTTACCGTAAGCAACATATTCGATTGCTTGCATAGAACCTTCAAGTCTAGTTAAATCTCTTTCTAATTTTACATACTCATCATATGCTGCTTGAAGTTCTTGTTTTCTCTGAGACAACTGAATCGTACGTTTTGTAAAACGTTGTATTAGTTGTTCTGAACTTTCAGTTTGTTTTAATTTCATGGTTTAAGATCTTTCAATTTTTTTTCGACCCAATGGTCTTCGTTTTCAATTCCTGCTGCCTTTACATATCTCATGATATGATCATCAATCTGATGAAAGATTGGATGTAGATCCAAATCCATATTAATATCATGTGCAATATCCGCTACTTGAGATTCTGACAAACAGTGATCTGGATGTAACAGATCGCAAGTTGGAATTCTTTGTTCAATTAGTTCATTGAGATTAAGTCTAATCTCATAGTCACGATAAACTGGCATTTTAATCTCCGTGTTGTAGTCTTTCTACTACTGTTTCTTTTTGCATGGGTGCTATATCATTTAGTCCATTAGCATCAAACCATGGTGCTTCTTCCCAATCAAAACCCTCACCGAATGTATTGTCAGGTGACATGACATACCAGTGACATTTAGCGTCAGGCACATCTACTGCACACACCGCCCAATCATCTGCCCACTGTGGAACTTGCACATACATCACTGGTAAGTGATTGGCAAACAATGAAAGTATGAGAGAAAAGAAAATCATACCTTACGTCGTTTCTTTTTAATTGCTAAAACAGATACGATTGCTGCAGTAGCAAACACAACTGAGGCAGACACAACAAGAAGTGTTGGGTCATACATTATATCTGATTGTGATTCCCATGTGCCAGGCAAAGTGTAGACAGATGGGTGTGATGCAAAAAACATTTTTTTACCTTTTAGTATACTATGTAGTTAGGTTTTACGCACGGAAAAATCCAATGCAAACCTTTTGTTATCACAGATGATATCATCTGCTGCATGAGGAATCCTTGGATTAAATATGCAAAAATCCGTAGGTCGTAATTTATGAACGCCCCCACCATGCATAAATCCACCACCCATAGTCTCTGGATCCCAATCGTTATTTAAAATACCCATTACTTTAATTGTATCATTTCTACTCGCATCGTCAACATGCACGTTATCTTTTCTATGCCTATCCTTTATTGCCACACCTGCATAGAATATCTCAGGTATGAATAGTTCTCTATTATTTGCTTCCCATACTTGCAACAAAACAGAAGATGCAAGACCTGCCAAGAAATCATCCTTGATCTTACCATCTTCTACAATATCTA